AAAATAGTACCTATAATTTTCATAAATTACCGGCGGGTTCACATCCGCCAGACTTACCGTGAGCAGGTTTGGTGTCCTGCACGATGCCACACCCGTCCTCATCAGACATTAAATTGAGGGCGGCTATGTCCCTAAAAACAATCACCAATAATCTCGGTTTCCAGCAAATCACCAGCCTATCAGGTTCGACGGCGCTGACCCTCCCATCCGTTTCTCTCGGGATCATGCCGAAAATGGTGGTCATTCATTGTGAATCCCAAGCGGTACGTTGGCGTGACGACGGCACGGCGCCGACAGCCACGGTGGGGATGCAACTCCCAGTGGGCGGAGAACTTATTTATGACGGCGATTTACGCGCCATCCGTTTTATTGAAGAAGTGGCCTCCGCCAAATTGGACGTCTCTTATTATGCTTAAAACCTCCTATAAATTGCCGGTCATGTATCCAGACCGATCCGTCGAAAAAGCGGCGGCGGTCATGGTCAATGCGCAAACGGTATTTACCGTCGCCGGAGGGCCGATTGAAATTATTGATTTACTCTCCGAATGTATTACCGCCAATGACGTGACAGCTTCTACTTTACAATGGCAAGCCAATCCTACTGTTGGATCGGCGGCAACGATCTCAGGGGCCACGACTACATTAGCGAGTATTGCCGCCGGGGCCACGATCCGGCTTGCGCCTACCGCCTTATCCACGGCACCCGTGATTGCGTTAGCGGCGGCGGGCGGCGTCCAACTCGGAACGAATGTGGCAAATATGATTACCGTGCAGCCCGGCACGATCAAAATGGTGATCGGCGTCGGTTCGACGACCGGTACCTGGAAACACTTTATGCGTTATCGCCCATTGGGTGCGAATGTAACGGTGACTTAATATGATGTTTGCAATGTACCGGCGCCATCACCGGGTTAAATCCATAGGAAACCTATGCCAGATAATGAAGCCCCTGTTCTTGAGCCGGGGGAAGAACTAGCTCCTGTTGTAGAGGTTGGAGAGACACAAACTACCCAGCCAGCCGAAGTTGATGCAGACGCGGCACCTGTCGTCGAAGAAAGGCCAAAGAAACCGCGAGGCGGATTTCAGGCCAGAATCGACAAACTGACACGCGAGAAATACGAAGCCGAAGCCAGAGCGCAAGAACTTCAGGGAAGAATTGACGCGCAGCAACAACCCCAGGGAGCGCCGGAACGCAGCCAGTTTGAGTCGTATGAGGACTACATGCGGGCGGTGGCGGTGCATGAGGCAAAGGAAGCGGCAAAAACCGTTTTCAAAGAACATGAGGAAGCCTATCGCCAGAATCAAGTACAGGCGGAAGAACAGCAACTCATGGCTTCATGGGAAGAGCGCACGGAAGCGGCCCGGGAAAAGTACGAAGATTATGATGAAGTGACCAATGTGGATGTGCCGGTATCACAGGCCATGCAGAGGGCGTTGCTTGAATCAGAAGCCGGGGCGGATATTGCGTATTATTTAGGGAAAAACCTTGCTGAAGTGGAACGTATTTTGAAGTTATCTCCGGGTCGTCAGTTTATTGAGATCGGAAAACTGGAACTGAAAGTCCAGTCTCCGAAAAAATTAACTTCAGGCGCACCTGCGCCGATCAATGCCTTAAAAGGCAGCGGCGGCGTGGAGACTATCGGCCCGGACGACAAGGACGATAAAAGATGGTTGGAACGCAGGTATAAGGAACTGGGACGGAAGTAGCCTTAACTCAGGAGAATACAATGGCTGTCAATACACTTTTGGTTATATCTGATATAACCCGCGAAGTACAGCGCGTCCTGCATGAAAAAATGACATTTGTTAAAACGATTAACAATCAATTTGACAATATGGCGGAATCAGCGGGAGGCGGTAAAAACGGCGGCGTGATGCGGATCAGGACGCCCGCCAAATATACCGTGAGAAACGGTAAAACCATGACGATCCAGGACACCACCGACACCGCAGAAACCCTGACGGTGGCGACGCAGGATGGCGTTGATCTGGGTAATTTCAGCTCCGCAGAAATGGCGAACAGCATCCAGGACGTGTCTAAGCGATATATTACGCCAGCGGTTTCCACCTTGGCGTCCTATATTGATTCGCAAGTATTACAAGGCGTCACGAAGGCGGTTTATAACAACGTCGGCACTGCGGGCACGACCCCGGCGAGCATGACCGTTTGGGGCCAGGCGCGGGCGAAACTGAATCAGTATCTTGCTCCGAAAGAAGATCGCAGTATTCAATTAAACTCGATTGCGATGGCCTCGATGGTGGATGCCTACAAAGCCCTGTTTGCACCGACGCCCAATATATCCAAACAATATATTGAAGGTTATATCGCGCAAAACTCCGGTTTTGAATGGTATGAGAATGAAAGGGTTTATTCTGCCTTGACCGGGTCCGATCATACGACTGTCACCATTAACGATGCTTCTATCGCCGATGGCGATACCACAGTGACCACCGCAGGCGGCACAGTGACGGTAGGCACGGTGTTTACCATTGCCAATGTCCTTGCCGTTCATCCTGAAACCAAAGCGGTCTATGCCCATAATCAGCAGTTCGTGATTACGGCGGTGTCCACTAATGACTGGACGTTTTCACCAGCCTGGTATACGTCCGGCCCGAACCAGAATGTGGATGCGCTTCCGGTCACTACCGCTGCCGTGACGTTGGTAGGGACGGCCTCGACAACCTATCCGTACCATTTGGCCTATCAGAGGGACATTGCCGCGTTTGCGACGCAAGATTTGCCGTTACCGAAAAATACGGAAGCCATGCGCAAGAAAATTGATGAAATTTCCGTGCGTGTTGTGCTGAACCATTGGGATGCAGTGAACGACGTGTTCGCAACCCGCATTGATGTTTTGTGGGGTTACAAGACCATACGGCCTGAGTTAGGCTGCCGGGTCATAGGTTAGGAGGTTATTATGGCGATTGAATATATAGGTTCAGGTCAAACCGAAGGCTCCGTTTTGCGCGGCCCTCACCGCAACATTGTTAGTGGCAAAGGTGCCACTTACCAGTTATTGCCGAAGGAATCAGGCTCCCTCTGTCTCTTTGATCGTGCGGCTGGGATTGTGTATACGCTCCCAACGCCGGTGGCGGGTATGGAGTTCCATTTTCTGGTAACGGTTGCCGTCACAAGTAATGCCCATAAGGTCATCACCAAGACCATTGCCAGTGAGTTCCTGGTCGGTGGCGTCATCATGGGCGATGTTACGGTGGCGCAATCCGGCGATTACTTTGAGGCCGACGGGACAACGATTGTCGCGCTCTCCGCCGCCGGGTCAACGACTGGTGGATTACTCGGTGAGGAATATACGGTAACAGCACTCTCGACGACCCAATGGGGCATCAAAGGGGTTTGTCATGGCGCTGGTACGTTAGCCACGCCGTTTGCGACGAGCTAGGTAATTTGGGCAAGGCTGGCGCTATTTTTATGCGCCAGCCTTTTCCTTATAACATATGCCAACCGCACATAATCTTATTTCCCATGCCCTGAAACTGAATGGGCAATTAGGGCAGGGTGAAACCCTGTCAGCGTATGATGCGGCAGATGGCTTGACTGCGCTCAATGCCATGCTCGACAGTTGGTGGAATGAGCGGCTGTCCGTTTTCCAGATTTTGCGTGAAACCTTTGTTTTAGCCGCCGCCGACGATAATTACACCATTGGCAGTGGCGGGCAAATCAACACCACGCGCCCGTCCGAAATCACCAACGCCTTCATTACTTCAAATTCCATTGATTACCCGATGGAAGTGATCGATGTCAATGCCTATGACAGAATCCAGTCAAAAACCGTACAATCAGATTTTCCATTATATCTGTATTACCAGACATCTTACCCCTTGGGTATTATCTATTTATATCCGGTGCCCTCGGCGGCGAATACGCTTAATTTTGATTCATGGTCGCGGATACAGAATTTTGCCGCACTGACAACCGATATGTCGCTGCCGCCTGGGTATGAACGGGCGATTCAGTACAATCTTTCGGTGGAAACAGTGCCTTTATTTGGCCTTCCGCAAATCTCAAAAGAGGTCATTAAAATAGCCACGGAATCCAAGGCGGCCATCAGCCGGGTAAATTCACCGGCAATGATCGCAAGAGTTGATCCTGGATTGGCGCAGCCCTATTACGGATATAATTATAATATTAACGCGGACGAATAAAAATGGACATTCCACTCTTCGGGATCGGGCTACAAGGTAAATCCCCGGTAGTTACCTCGCAGCGGCGGCGCAATCTTTACTATGAATTTCAGCCGGAAGGTGATCGTACGAAAGTATCTGTATATGGAACGCCTGGATATGTCGGTTTTGTTTCTTTTGGCGATACTCCGGTGCGCGGCATGTTTGCCGTCGGCAATTTCATGTATGTTGTGCATCGCGGGACTTTTTGGGAAGTTGATAATGCCGGTGTTAAAACTTCAAGAGGCACATTATTAACGGACAGCGGTTCCGTTTATTTTGCGAACAATGCCACGCAAATCTTGATCACAGACGGCACTAATGGCTATATCTATACCATTGCCACAACTACATTTGCGCAAATAACGGATGGCGATTTTCCGGGTGCGGCTTCGGTCACATGGCAAGACGGGTATTTTATCGTCAATAAACCCAATTCTGGTAAATTTTATATTTCAGCCATCAATGACGGCATCAATTGGGACGCTTTGGATTTTGCGACGGCGGAATCAGAGCCGGACAATTTAATCCGGGTCATTTCCAATCATGGCGAATTGATACTTTTTGGAAACACGACAACGGAATTTTGGGGAAATACCGGGGCGCTTGATTTCCCATATGCCCGAGTAACCACGAATGAGTGGGGGGTGGCGGCAGTAGATTCGGTTGCCGAGTTTGATAATTCCTTTGTTTATCTTGCCAAGAATAAAATGGGTGAAGTTATCGTTGCAAGAATGGCAGGTTATCAGCCAGAGAAAATCTCTAGTCTGGAACTGGATTATATCATCAATAAATATACGTCTGTTTCAGACGCCATTGGTTATTCCTACATGCTGGGCGGCCATCCCATGTATGTTTTGCATTTCCCATCAGCAGGATTTAGCTGGTTATATGACGGGGCCACAAATTTATGGAGTGAACTAATCAGCGCCGGGGAGACGCGCCATCGTTCCAATTTTCATACGCAATTTCTGAATAAAAATTATATCAGTGACTTTGAAACCGGTGATATCTACAAACTTTCACAGGATTTATATACGGATAACGGCTCCATGATTATCAGAAATATACGCGGCAAGCACTTTTTCGACGATGAAAAAAATGTGGTAGTGGATTCCTTGCAGTTGACGATGGAGACCGGTGCCGGTGTGGCGGCTGGGCAAGGCTCCAACCCGCAGGCCATGTTAAGAATATCCAGGGATGGCGGCAATACCTTTGGCAATGAATTATGGACGACCATCGGTGCGATCGGCAATTATCTGACGCGGGTAATCTGGCGGCGGCTCGGGGCTGGCAGGGATTTTGTTTTTGATATTACGATTTCCGATCCGGTGATGATTGCTATTACCGGGACCAATCTCAAGGCAAGGAAGGGCATGTCGTGAGCGTTATTGCCCCACCACCGGTAAATTCATTGATGCAGGCCCAGGCCGAAGGACAGACGCGTATTATGCCGGTATGGCAAGGATTTTTCTCGGATGTATTCAGGATATGTTTTTCTTTGACGCAAAGCGGGACAACGGCGAACCGGCCAGTGACAAATCTGTGGCCGGGGAGAATGTACTACGATACATCGCTGGGGGCCAATGGCAAACCTATCTGGGTTAATGCAACGGCGACGGGCTGGGTGTTGGCGGATGGTACAGCCGCATGATAATGCCGGATGAATGGATTGAATTACGCGAGAAAAACGCGGCGGAATGGTTATTAGGGGATGCCGGGGCTATCGCTTTTATCCGCATGTTCATGCAGGCGATTGAAGCATGGGA